CTACTTCTTCTTTTACCTCACTCAACTTCAAAAGTTGCTCTTTCAACTCTATGTTTTCTTTTTTCAATGCTTCAATTTCTGAGAAGAAACTCTCTTTAGAAATTGTCTCAATGATTTTTTTAGCAGTAGGTTCTGATACTTCCTCAGATGCTTCTACTTCTACTTCCATTTCAGGTTGAGGCTGTTCAGTTTGAGCATCTTTAATTTCTTTAATTACTCCTTCTTGCTCGATAACTAATACACGACCATCTTCTAAAATGTGTTCACCAACTGGAGCAGGAACTATACCTTCAGGTGTAACTATTCCAACTGAATAACCTGCCTCAAAACTTTCTGCTTCGATTACAGTTACTCCATCTTGTAGTTTCATCTGAGCAAGTTTTACTTCCATCCCGAGTAGTGTTTTTACTTCGTTTAGAATTTTTGTTGTCTTGTTCATACTATTACTATTTACTTATTTAACTTACTTACAATTCTCTTGTTTCATTTTCATTCACAATTACATCTTGTTCAGGTGTAACTAAACTTCCTAAACCTTGTCCTTTAGATTCCTCTAAATAGTCTTTTAATTGTGGTTCTAACACTTCGCCAAAACCTTCTAATTTTACATTTTTAGCCATTATATTTGATTTAATAATTCCTTTATTTGTTCTAAAAGTTCTTCGTATTTTGATAGCCCTAACTTTTCAAGTCCACTAAACATTGCTTCAATTGAGTAACCTTTGTATGTTCCATCTTTTACTTGTTGCCATACTTTCTCGTTATCAATCTTACTCATTACTACCCACTCTCCACCTTTAGGATTTAGGTTGTATAAGTTTGATTTATCGTTATTAGCGTCTTCTACTATCCAACTTTCAATTACACTTACTCCATCCGTGTTTTTCTCGTGTTCTAAAGTGAAGTTTTGTAGATTAAGTTGCTTCATATACAACTCTTGAGCCTCTCGTATTGTGTCAGCAGAAAAATATATGTTAAACTCTTTGCCTTTCAAAACACGATAAATCCTCTTATCAGGAACTAATGCAAAACCTACTACTATTCTTCTTTCAGAATCAATTACTTTTAGTTCTACCTTTTCAGAAGATAATGCAATAAAGTCTTCTTCGATTGCAGGATTCTCTACGAGTGAAATAGCGAAAACACCATCTTTCGCATCTTCTATTTTTAATTCTACTTCTTGTAACATACTTATATAACTTAATTATAATACACTTGTTTTAATTGCTTTCTGCTCGAGCATTTGAGCAGTTGTAATATCACTTGCAACAACATAGGCTTTAAGTGGTTGTGCAGATAAACCTTGTAATAGTTGCGATGTTTGATTACCACCTACTACATTAAATTGAGGAGTCATTGATTGTGAAGCACCACCCATAGGTGCATTTGATGAATCTATATTATTATTACCACCTTGAAATTGTGTTTGTGATATTTTAGCAATATTAACTGCTGCGAAAGCACCTGCTAAACCTGCTTGTATTGCTGGATAAGCAGGAAATAATGCAGTTATAGGAGATTTCTGTGCAGTTGTATAGGCGTTTATAGTTCCTTCAATACCAGATATAGTTGCACTTGCTAACTTGGCAGCCTTATCTATTTGAAATGCTTTCTTTGCTTCTTTTTCATTACGTTGACCAAATAGGCTTGTAATATCAGAAATTAAAGCAAGTGAATCTTTTGCAATTTGTATTTTTGCATTTTTAACATTTTTTTCATTCTCAATTCGCTTATCATTAGCTTCTTTATCAATTTTATCTAATTCTCTTTGTTTTGCTTCTGCAATTATTTTTTCTTGTTCAGCATTACCTTTTGCTGCTTGTTCTAAGGCAAAATATTTATCATTTACAAGTTGTACTTCTTTATTTTTTTGGGAAAGAGAAGCAAGATAATTATCTTCTTGTAAATTTTCTATTTGAAGCAAATAATCATTTTCTGCTTGTATTTTTAATTTATCAGCTTCTTGTTGTGCTTTACGATTTTTTTCTGCTTTTATTAATTTGTATTTTTCATCTATAGCAATTAACTCTTTTTGATGAGCATCAATTAAATCTTTATCATTTTGATTTGCTACATCAGCTAATTTGTATAATTTTTCATATTTATTATTTATTTCCTGTATCTCTTTTTCTTGTGCATCAATTATTTTAGATTGTCTTTCTGATTCTATTGCATCATAATATTCTCTTAATTTATTATTATATTCTTTTTCTGCTTCTTCTTTGATTTTTGCATTTTCTTTTGCTTGTGCAACAGCTGCTTTACCATCTGCTATTTCTTGACGATATAACATTTTTCGTTGCCTATTCAAACGAATTCCAACTGCTGCATTTTCTGCTTCTGCATTATTTAAAGCGATTGTAGCTTCTCTTAAAGTAGCTTTTAATTCTTTTTCTGTTACAGTACCTTTTTTAGCTTGTGCTAATCTTGCTTCTGCAATATCTTTATCCTCTTTTGCTGCTCTTAATTTATTTGCTGAGTATTTAGTTTCTTCTCTTGTAACTAATTCAAGTGCTTTTTTCTTCTCATTTATAGCAGCAGATTCATCTGTTAATGTTTCTCGTGATTGTAGTAATAATTTGTTTATTTCAGATTCTTGAACTTCTAATGTCTTTTTGTATTTAGCATTTGCTTGTTCTCGTTTCTTTAAATTTTGCTCAATCGAAAATGTAGTACCATTTACTGCTTTAGTTAATGTATCCCAAGATGAAGATGCTTCTTTATTTGCTTTAGACATTGCTTCACTTGCTCCTTCAAAATCAAGTGATATGAATTTTATTCCTGCTTCAATACTATAAGCCAAAGCTCTTGTTAATCCGAATAAACCATCTTTTAAATTAGTTATAACAACTGATAAACCACTCCAAACTCTATCAATTGCTTTTGCACCTACTACTGTATTTTGAAATGCTTCATAAACAAATTTTAATGCACCAACTATCCCTGTAATTACCAAAATAATAGGATTAGCCATTAATGCTTTTAAACTTGCACCAAAACCAACTGCTCCTGTTTCTGCTGCTTTAAATGCAGGTACAAACTTTCCTATTACATTTTTAATATCATTAAAAACACCTGATTTTTTACCAGCATCTTGTACTTCAGAACTTAGATTCTCAACTGCTTGTGTTGTTTCGTTTAAATCTTGTACTACTTCTTTAGAATTTGTTTTTACCTGTAATTCAATAACTCTTTTTTCAGCCATTATGATTTAAATTTTTAAGTGTTCTTTTACCTTGTTTGTATGCTTGTTTAATAGTTGTAGGAATCTGATACTTTCCTTTTGCTATTTCGATGTTCTCCGTCTTTCCGTAGAATTCATCTAACTGTAATAAATCTAAAATGTTTCTTATCATTCTGCTACGTTTGGATATTGTTCTGGATCATTCTGCCAATTAAGTGTATCAATAAATCTGAAATCATTTAGTAACTTAAATTGTACATCTCCACTTGTTAAATCTGCTTGGTAATCGTTAATGATGTATCTCTTATCTCTTATTACAAGTCTGTCGTTTAGTTTTAATCTTGTAAGAATAGATAGTGGTAGATTCGTCTTTATGGTAGTTACCCTGTTTTTTTTGTTGTATAAGTTTAGAAGATATGATTGGTAGTAAAGTGAGTAACTATTGAAATCCATTTGCTTTTCTAATAGACTCGAATTATCTGTACTCCAATTTAGACTGATGTCTTGACTTCCGTATCTTACATCTTGCCCAAATGGTTGATATGATGTTAAATTAAATGTATTTATACCATCTGTAATATTTATATCTACATCTGAATCTTGCCACAAATACTTGTATAATAAAATAGGCTTAGGAACATAATCATTGAATTGTTGATTCAAACAATATCCTACCTGTACATTTGTCGGAATAGCATAATTTAATTTACTGAAAAGTAAATTCTCAAAAGGTAGTTCAATGCTATAATCACCACCATCGAAATCTTTTACATCTCTAATATCACCATATTCGTATCCACTTTCAGCAAAAAATGCTCTATTTATAAATGATTCGCTTTGTTGGTGTGTAAAATTAATTGCCTTATATAATTCTACTCTTTCAATATCTATGCTATCCGTGTCTGTGTATTGTGTAATATCATAAATATTACCTTCTCCATACCAAGCATCCAAAGGCTCAATAATGTAATTAGTATCAGATGTTGCTACACAAGTTAGATTAAATTGTTTAAGTATTCCACTAATAAAATCCGTGATTTTAATATCAGGCAAATATTGTGTAATGTCAAAATTAAAAGTTGAAAAAGTTACTGTTGATATATTATCAGTATCAAATGGAGAAAATACAAGATATTGTTCATATCTTATTTTTATATCAGTTTCAATTGTATTAGCATACTTGCTTCTTATATAAAACTCATATTTTTCATCAATCCAATCACCATAAGTGTTATTTGTATAAGTATATATTTTTACATATTTATCTCCAGTTCCACTTGTTGTAATACTGTTAATTAAATTACCATTCATATATACATCAACAAAATATTCATCTGATGATGTTACAGATGTAACTGTTAAGAATAAATATAAAGAAACGTAATTAGGATTATAAACTAATCTTGATGTATCATTATCTGCATCAAAAATAGTATTTCCTGCAAATTGTTGTGTGTCAGTAATCAATACCTTTTCTCGTATACTTGGACTAATTATAGGAACATTTGTATTATCAAGTTGTATTTCTTGATTCTTTAGCCATAAAAAAAGATTAGTAAACCTGTCATTTGATAAGAAATCACTTGTAAATGTTAAATTAAATTGGCTTTCAATAGTGTTGAATAACTCTTTTACCTTTATAGCAGGAAATAACTCCGTAAAATAGAATGCTTTTGCAGGGTCTGTTATATCATATGTACCACCATCTCCATAACTCCATATATTCTTACTTGTTATCAATGGAAACTTTATAGCACTATCGAAGTCAAAAGATACTAAATCAGATACATTCGCTAAATTATATTCAAATGAATAATCAG